GAATGTCGTGTGTCTTGCACGCCCAGACGATGATCTTCACGATCGAGGCGATCTGCTTTGCGTTCCAGTACGGGACGTTGTCGCCGCTGGTGTTCCAGCGTCCGAACGAGCCACCGTAGTCGGCGGTTTCGATGCTGATGACGTGGCCGGAGCCGAGGTAGTTCGCGTCGGCGGTGTACTTCGTGTCGACCCACTGGTAGATCTCGCCGTGTTCGCCGACTCCGAAGTGGGATTCAGTGCCGACGGTGCCGTCCTTCTGGAACATGCTGTCGGTGCCGGCGAGACTGCCGACCATGGTGTGCAGGCACACGCCTTGGTAGGACTTCATCAGGCCTTGTCGGGCTTGGTTTGCAAGGAGCCTGTCCTCGGCTCCGGGCATCATCGCCATAACTGTCTCCTTGAATGAGGAGAACCCTTCACACGGAAGGGTTCTTGGGTTGATCGGGTGGGGGTGGGACGACAGGGAATTTCTCCTTGTCGTCCGGCGGGAGCCGTTGATAGGCGTGCCAGAGTCTCGGGTAGAAGCCGCGGTACCATTGCAGCTCCGATTTCAGTTCCCGGATCTCCTGTAGCCGGGCTTCGGCGATGCCTTTCCACTGAGCGACAGCAGAATCTTCCTTGATGACACGGCCCTGAATGAGGTCGTAGATGAACTTTCCGACAGCGCCGAGAAGGATCGCGACACCACCGCCGAGAAAGAATTTGATGAGTTCCGCATCCATCCCTACCCCGCATCTACGATCTCGTTGATTGCTCTCTCGTCGCTGCCCAGCCGCCACCATCTTTCGAACGCCCAGAGTCCGAACCCGAAATAGACGAGGGTGCCGCCACCGCGAGTCCATGTGATCGGGTCGGCGAACATGACCAAGGATTGGCCGGCGACGAGCATGGCGGCTGCGACGACGACGAAGAGCACGCCGAGGCGTTCGAGATGTACGACGCGGGTGAACGTGCCGACGAGGGAAATGAGTCCGCCCGCGGCGAAGACCCACCCCCACATGACAGCGGGGGCAGGGGTGTCGAAGAAGTTCGTGGTCGTGTTCGGAGGAGCCAAGACGTAGAAGGCTCCGGCGAGTGTGAATACAGCCGATCCTATTGCGCGGAGAACGCGTGATGTTTTGTCCATCAGACTGCCTCCCAGCCCGCGGGGTAGTCGGCTGGTGACCACACGTTGTTATCGATCGTGGAAACGTACTCGACGCCATCGAACATCACGTGCTCGCCGGACTGGTACGCGTCATGCTGCCCGGTCGGCTGCACGAACTCCGGGACTCCATCGTCTTCGGCCTTCTCCCGCCACCCTGATACACCTGGCTCCCACACGTTGCCGTTGAGCAGGCTCACCCAGTCCTTCCCCTCGTGCGGTGCTTCCCAACCCTCCGGGTACGCATCTACCGCCGAAGTGGGTTGGCGCCAAGGGTCGCCGGGGTTGATGCCGGCCGCGACCAGATAGGCGGTGTTGAGCTCAGTCGCCTGTTTTTCAGCTGTGGCCAGCGTCTGCCGGCGGTCGAGTTCCCCGTCGATCATTGCTTTCAATCGGCGGAGCTCTGCTGTGTCAGCATCTCGGATATCCATTCCGGCAGCACCGTCCCTTCCGTTGGTTTGATGTCGGTGATGTTTGTAACCGGTGTCCCGCACGGGCCGCAGATGACGGACATGTCGGGCGGCACTTCGACGGGAACGTATTGGTTCCCGCATCCGGGTGTTTCGCAAGTTGCGTACATCAGTCCATCTCCATCGCTATCCAGGTGACACCTGTGGGAGCGACAGTGGTTCGTCGGAAGTACAGGGTGAACCCGGTTGCGGACGGGCTTGAGGTGCCGACGCCGAGTACTGAGCTGCCCGGGACTGTCGTGTCGGGTGTAGCCACCACGGATGGTGACGTTGAGAAGCGCCCTGCGGGGAAGGTGACGAACGTGCTGATCGTCTGGTTCTCCGAGGTGGGTGTCATGATGACTCGACCTGCAGCCATCTTCAGGATCCCCGTCATCGACCCGTCAGCGTTGAACGTGAGCGGTCCGATTCGACCGGACCCGTCGCCCCTGAATACGAGGTTCCCGACCCCTGATTTGAGGACTGCGGGCGTTGATGCGGGGAAGGTGTTCTGTGCAGGCGGTGCATTGAGTCCTGCCAGGACTTCGCCGATGAGGACCGACGTGGTGTTTACCGGGATTGTGGTCTTCGTCCAGTTGCCACCGTACTGGCTGGATTTCAGGTACAGGTTCTTCTGCAGCCCGGCACGGACTGGGAGTGATACCTTCACCGATTCGCGGGGAAAGACCCGCACCTCCGCCACGGGTGACGGGGTGGTCTCGTGTGTTCCGTTTGTCCAGGTGAAGCACGCTTGCACAGTCGCATCAGCAGTGAACGACGATCCGGTGTAGACGGCACCAGAGTCAACGACGAGCGGCACTCCGTCGACGAACGTCATACCGCCGGCGTTCTTGTTCGGGTTGCTCCACCCTGCCCAGGTCGACCCGTTCGAGCTGCCCGTTTTTCGGGTCATGGTGGATCCGGACACGGTGTACACGCGGGTGGATCCTTTATGCGTGATGTAAATGTCGGCACCGACTTGCTGAACTCCGAAGAGTTCTCGGGCGGAAATGTTCCACCCGGTGTCGGTCAGCTGCGCCCCGACTTGTGCGCCAGTCGCCGGATTGTATTTGAACACGGAGAGGACAACGTTCGGGGCGACACCAGCGGCGATCAGGTTCGTTCCGTCGGTGCCGAGTGCGATCTGTGCCTGGTCTTTGGCGAAGAAGTTCACGAACTCCCACCGGGACACACGTGAGCCAGTGTTGAGGTTGAACCCGTGGCACCACTGTTTCTCGGCGCCGGGCCTCGCCACATGGTCGGGGCCGACCGTGTACACAATGTCACCGATCACGGCAACACCAGCACGCGGATTGAGGTCGATGCTGATGGACTTGTTAAGTGTCCCGTCCGCGTTGTATACCTCGATACGGTCAGCACTGTCACCCGCGGAGCCGAGGACATTGACACCGCGGACGTATAAGCCATTCCAGTAGGCGAGTCCGGTCCAGTCCATTGACGATTCTGCGGGCCTGGGGAGTTGCGTTTCCCGCTTCCACGACGCGTTCAACTCCGCTGGGGACGCTGGCGCGGTGACACCCGAGGCGAGGGTCATGACCCCACCGGAACGCACTTCTCCCTCAACGAGTTCGAGTTCGTCGACTTGTGCCCGTTGGATCTGCACATCGGCTGCCGACATACTGATGGGTGTTCCGTCGGTGGGGACCCGGAAGATCGCTGTCCCGTCGGGTTTCTGGAAGAACAGGCCACGGTCGGAGAACTCGCCGTTGCCGTCGCGTGTGACGAATGTGTTGCCGCGGAACACGATGCCGTCGAAGGCGTCACCGCTGAATAGGTCACCGGTGATGGTGCGCGCCATGATGCGGATGCCATCGAGTTCGCCAACGGTGGCTTTACCGAGGTCGACGGTGGAGAACACGTAGTGGGAGAGTTCGACTTTCACCCACCCGGTGCCGTCGTGCCGGTACTGTTCGATGACGTTCCAGTTGTCGGAGTCCCCAATGTCCAGGGCGGGCAGGTACTTCTCCGATGTGGAGGCATATGGTTCGCCGGTCCACCGGTAGTGCGATTCACTGTCCGTCTCGCTTGAGGGTGTGTCACCGTTGAAAGAGGTCTGCGCCGAAACGGTGGCAGTCACGGTGATGCCGTCCGACAGTTCGAACTGGGTGCCCTGTACTGGCTTCGACACATTGGCTGCGTAATAGAGGGAGAAGCGGAGATCCTGCGGTGAGGGACCCGACGACATGTTCTCCATGACGATGTCTCGCTGCTCGCCTGGCTCCAAGACGAAAGCATCACTTGCAGACGAGTAGGTCGCATTGCTTGTGTCTCTCAGCCACGCAGTCGCTCGCACGGGCATTGCTGACGGTCCGTAGTTCTTGATAGGGATGCGCCAGCTGTAGACCCTGTTGGGTTGAGGGATAACATACCCCGAGCTTGTGGTGTAGATCAGCGAGTAGGCACTAGTGGGTGCGGGGCCGGTAGTGATCCGCAGCCCCGTAGCTGTCTGCACAGCGCTCGAGCCGCTCGTCGTGGACGCTATCGACGATCGATTCTTCGACAGAGCCGAACCAGTCCACAGGTTCGTCACCTCAACCACATCGTTCGGGCGGCCGACCTGGCCGACGAACCATGTGTCATCGAAGATGCCGGGGTCTTCCGGTGTGGGTGGGCGAACCGAGTAATGGACCTTGTTCTTCCCGTTCGCGGAATCCTGCACAGCCTCAATCGCACCCGCAAGATCGACAAGCTTCACCTCGACCGTGACCGCAGACGCGAATTCCGACTTCTTCCCCGCCTGCGACACCGACCTGACAGCCACAGCCCACAGCCCGGACTGATTCGCCACCAGGGCAGCGCTGGCACCCTCCTTCGCGGTGATCGTCGCAAACGACACACGCGTGTCATCCTCAACCAGGGTGGCCGCAACCTCGAGGTACGCCAGATCATAAGTCGCCTGCTGGCCATCCACGAACGAACCATCCCAGGTGCCCTGAATCACCGGACCATCCGCAAGAGCCGTGAAACCGGACGGGACGGGCGGGATCGGACCGTCGAAGAACCGGGTCGCACCCGAACCGTCCTCCTGCAGCCCGATGGTGCTGATGAGGTTGCCGTCCTCGTCGTTGACGTCCATCGTCCCGGCCTCAATCGAGGTGCGCTGAGCCTGCGGTGCGTTCGACACCGAATCCACCTTGCGGTTCAGCTTCGCAACATCAGCAGCCAGACGGTCCAGGCGTGAGTACAGGCTCATGTGATCTTCTCCGATCTGCGGATCTGCAACGTGGCAGTGTTCTTCTCCGGGTGGTGGATGATGCCGAGGATGCGCACCCACAGGTCGCCGAAGTCGGCCCAACCGACACCGGACTGGATGAGGATTTCGTCGCCAGCGTGATACGTGCCGACGGGTGCGTTGTCGTGGTCCCACACGGTGATTTCGGTGATGTCGAGTTCACCAGACAGCGCTTTCAACTCCGAGGCGACGCGAGTCTTCGCTACCTGGTCCTTGCCAATCGACTTATCGGATACGACCTTCCACCGGCCGAGACGCTTCGTGGGCCGGCCACGTCATCAGCATCGAAACCGCCGACTACGGTGGCTCGTTCGGACGCTGGAACACCAGCGGCGACAACGTCCCGTACTGGAACGCAAAGCAGATCGCCTCGATCGTGAAGATCATCGTCTGGGCGTGCAAGACACACGACATTC